ATATGATGAATCTATTCAAAGATCTCATGCAAATCTATACATCTAACGAAAGTGTGCTTGGTGCTAATAACAATTACATCAAGACAACGGCAACAAAATCTGGAGTCAATAAGGTTTCCCCATTCACGAAGAGTCAACTTGGTTCGACATCAGGAACTGTTCTTGGTGTTGCTGAAACTGGCGGAGTCGATCTTGGCGGCGGAAATCCATTCCCACCTACTAATAATCCATGACTGATCCATATTTTCTTTATAGTCCAACTGTTGTTACAATCAATGGAATCTCCTACCCTTTAGAGTTGTTTAAACAACTAGAACCTGGATTTTCCCCTCCACCTGATTGTAGAATGCTCATGTATATACCAGGTAAAAAGAGTTTCTATACAACGAGCAAGTCTCAATATCCCTACCATCAGCCTTGGTCTGATGGAGATCGCTATATCAAGCGTGGTGGAGATCTCAAACTCCTCAAAATGCAAAATGAGACGGATCGTCATTATTTTGAACACCGTTCGCTCATAAATAAGAAAGCGAACGGAGCGTTAAATGGCAATACCAACCTCTAGGGAAACACTAAAAGACTACTGCCTCAGAAGGCTAGGCTTTCCTGTTATTGATATCAATGTTGATGACGGTCAGATTGAAGACCGTGTTGATGATGCTCTGCAATTCTTCTCAGAATACCATTTTGATGGTGTGGAAAAGATATTTTTCAGTCATCAGATAACCTCTCAGGATAAGGCAAACGGCTATATCAATGCTGATGCTATTGATCCAAATATTATATCAATAACCCGCTGCTTTGAGGTTGACTCAAACGATGTCGGCATATTCAGCACCCGTTACCAGATGGCACTAAATGACTATTGGGGACTGCGTAATGGCAACTATCAGTTGTCATATTACGACATAACCATGCGCTATCTCTCTCTCCTTCAGCAATATCTTGATCCTGAAAAGACTGTTCGGTTTAGTCGTGTCACAAACAAGATCTATATTGAGACTAATTGGCAAGATAATCTTGAAGAGGGCAGATACCTACTGTTTGAGGCTTACACAGCCCTCAACCCAAACACCTATCCTGAAATCTATAACGATAGACTCCTGAAGGAATATCTAACTGCCCTGATCCGCAGACAATGGGGACAGAATCTTTCAAAGTTTGAAGGAGTTCAGATGCCAGGTGGAGTAGTGTTCAGCGGCAAAGACATGCTTTCAGAAGCAAATGAAGAGATCAAGCGTTTGGAGGATGAGGTTCAGATGAGGTATGAATTGCCTCCTGGCTTCTGTGTTGGCTAATGGCAAAGAATCCCTACTTCAAGATCAATCCTATTGAGAATAGGCTGTATGAAGATATTATCATAGAGATGATAAAGATCTATGGCTATGATGTTGTCTACATGCCTAGAAAGTATCAAAAACAGGATAAGTTGCTTGGTGAAGATGTTCTATCTAAGTTCAACAAGATCTATGAGATAGAGATGTATTATCCTGCTGTGAATGGTCCTTCAGGCAGCGATTATCTGTCAAAGTTTGGTATTGAGATTCAAGAGGTTCATGATCTTGTTGTATCAAAGAAACGCTTTCGTCAACTCATTGGCGAAAAAGAAGGCATGCAACGCCCTGCACCTGGCGATCTAGTCTATCTCCCACTCACTAACTCGCTACTTGAGATCAAGTCTGTTGATGATGCTGATCCCGAGGTTCAATTCAATCCACTAGACAAGAGTCCTGTCTATCGCATAGTCACTCAGAACTTCGTATATTCATATGAAGATATCGACACAGGAATTCCAATTATCGACTCTACTAAATTAGATAATGTCACGAATCTATACAATGTTGGAGTTACAGGATCAAGTCTTACAACTGAAGACCGTTACTATGTCGGTGAAACTGTATATGTTGGTGCTTCATTAGTTAATGCCACATCTACAGGAACCGTGATAAATTGGTATCCTGAATCAAAGACTATAGAGGTTTCATTGGAAAGCGGTGGATTTACATCAGGAACTGTGATTGGCGATACATCAAATGCACAGTATGTGATAGATGCCACAGAAGTCACTACAACTCAATACAGCATTGACTCATTTGACGATGGAACAAAGATTGAACTTGAAAGAAATCAGAAGGAACTCTTTGATTTCACGGATGTTGATCCTTTCTCTGAGGGAAACTACTGACACACTCGTTTTTATACATACTTCTGCAAAGGAGTATTTCAAATGGACAAGACAGGATTTATTTACATCTGGCATGATACTAAGAGAAACATGTTCTACTTAGGATGCCATTGGGGTAGTGAAGAAGACGGATATATTTGCTCGTCTAATAGAATGCGAGATGCTTACAGAAGAAGACCCAATGACTTCAGAAGAAGGATACTGAAGAGAGACATTAGACGAGAGGCATTGTTGGAAGAAGAACACAAGTGGCTACAATTGATACCACAAGAACAATTAGGAAAGAGATATTACAACCTCACCAAAAAGCATTTCGGTCATTGGTCAGCAGATCCCGAAAGAAGTAAGACAATAGGACAAAAGATATCTGAGGCTACCACAGGTAAGAGTCGAAACAAAGGCAAAAAACCATCTAAAGAAACACGAAAGAAAATCTCAGATAGTCTAAAAGGCAGACCAATTGGTTATATCAGAACAGAAGAAACCAGAAAAAAGATTTCTGAAAATAACAAAAAAGCACAGGTAGAACACCGAATTGGTATGCATGGAAAGAAACACTCCCACGACACGATACAGAAAATGAAAGATAACAATGCCATGAAGAATCCAGAGCATGTCCAAAAAATTTGTGAAGCCAAAAAGGGCATCAAATGGTTAACTAATGGCATATCTAAGAAGATGGCAGTTCCAGGGACTAGTAAATTTTCTGTTTTGATCTCTAGTGGATACAGGATTATCTAATAATGTTTCAAACATTCTACTTCAAGTCCATAAGAAATCTTGTTGTTGCTTTCGGCAGTCTGTTCAACAACATCTATATCACGCGAGAAGACTCAAACAACGAAGAGGTTTCTCGCATAAAGGTTCCACTTGGCTATGGTCCCAAGGAAAAATACCTCAGATTTGCCCTAGAAAATAATAGCCAGGATCAGGGCAAGGTAAGAGCAGCCTACACTCTGCCTCGTCTTGCATTTGAAATGACTTCTATAAACTACGACACAATGAGAAAGATAAACTCATTGATAAAACATGCTGGTGAACTTGGTGAAGAATCAACAACAGCAGTTGAGCGTTTTGTCGGTGTTCCCTATAATATCGAATTCTCATTATATGTAATGACTAGGAATTCCGAAGATGGTCTTCAGATCATTGAGCAGATTCTTCCGTTCTTTACACCAGAATTCAATGTAACAGTAAAGATGAATACATTGAATAAGAAAGTCGATGTTCCTATAAACATCACCTCAGTTTCAATGGTTGAAGATTATGAAGGTGAGATGGACCAACGCCGATCAATAACCCACACACTAACATTTAGCGCAAAAACCTATATCTTCGGACCAGAGAAGACATATAATCTGATTCAAGAAGTTCAGACAAATATCTTTGACCTTGATCAGTTGGAGGAATAATGGCATTTTATTTCAGCAGAGAAAATTACCGAAACATCGTTCGCGGCTCAACTTTAAGTGGAAGCGGAGTTATCTCTACTGTTAATACAGGTCTTACTGCACAGAATGATAATGAGATTGATCGTGGTATTGATGGACCGCTAACAGGTCTTACTCCACCTACAATTCTTTCATTCACATCAAACAAAATAAGTGTGACTGCTGGTGATCCTGTTACATTGTCGTGGACAACTGCAAACACGGATCAAGTTATCTTAAATTTTGATATAGGAGATGTTTCCGCTAACGGCGTTTCGTTTGGAAATTATACTGTTGACAGAGTAGAGCAACCATCTACATTTCAACTTACTGCTGTTAATCAAACAGGAACTGATGTAAAATTCAGGTCTATCAGCATTATTGGTCAAGCACCACTCATCAATTCATTCACAGCAAATCCAACTAACATTGTTTCTGGTTCTGGGTCAACATTAAGTTGGTCTACTACAAATGCTAGTAGCGTATCAATTAATGGAATAGGATCGGTCAATGCTAATGGTATTGGAAACGGAAGTTACAGAGTAACCTCAATCACTCAAAGCACTCAGTATACTCTTACGGCAACAAATCCATATGGAACTGCTACACAAACTGCAAATGTTTCTGTGACACCAGCATCAAATGCAGCACCAACAATAGACTTTTTCTTTGCCGATCCTAACAATACTCTAGGAACAGGACTTACCACACTAAGGTGGGGTATTCGAAATAACCCAACCACAATAACAATAACACCTGTTTCTCTTGTTGGAAGTGTTAGTCCAAATCAAACAAGTATTAATGTTTCGGGTATAAATCAAAACACGCAATTTAGAATTACTGCTATCAATTCTTTTGGTCAGGCTTCAAAAACAACAAATGTCGTATTTGGATCTGGTGAAGCAGGCAATGCTGGAGCAAGTTTTGCTGTTGATTTCCCAAGAACAAACTCTATTGTTTCTTTTCAAGAGATGAAAAATCTAGCCAGAGAAAGATTGGCTATCTGGTATAACTTTGATGGTGCAGTATCAACTGTCAATACAGGATCAAGAGCAAATGGGTCTTACGCCGATGATCCACAATTCACCTGGTTCCGTTGGATTAACGGAAATTATAAAGGAAATAGTGGTCAGTTCATATTCGATGCTGCTGGTAATACAATAGATCAATATGGAACAATTGCCTCAACATCATTGAAAAATTGGTATACTTGGGGGGCAAGAAGATTTCACATAAGCAGTCCTTTTGGAAAACCAATTGGAACACCAGAAAGTGGAGCAATTGAGGGTGGTGCATATCAACCCGATGCCTATGTTTGCGCTAGAGATGGATTATATGTAAGTGGAGTCACATACAATAGACCAGGATTTGTTTCTGGTGTTACTTTGAATGAACCCATGCCGTGGGTAGTAAATGACTTTGTAAAAACATTCAAGGCTCTAATTACTGGAACACAAGGAAATCTCACCAATAATGAGTGGAATATTTTAACAGGTGCAACAGGTTGGTTCGATCCATCAGATCCAATCAAACTGTCTTTCTATAATGGTGCAATAAATCAGGAAAATTATGTTCGTTTCAAACAACTTGGAACAACACAGGCAATATTCAATAGACTTGTTGATAGTTTCACACCATTTCTAGAAATAGGAAATGGTGTTCGGATTGGCCTTGATGCTCTAACACGCGCTCCAGGTGCAACACCAGGTATAAATGTTACATCAGCAATCCACAATTGGGCTGTAGCGAATAGTAACCTAACTTTAAGCCCATTTGGACCTAAAAATTTTCTGGCTAATGGTGAAACATTTGGTGTATCAGATGCCGGTTGGTGGAACTTTTACAATAATTGGTTGATTCCTAATTTTGGCAAACAAAACATCTATTGTGAAGGCGCACCAGAGGCATATAGAACAGGATCAGGCACTAGTGCAGTTTGGCGAAATAATCCTTATTTTGGACATCCATACATCAGTGACGATGATGGTTTTTACCAAAGTTATGGAAATGAACCTGGAACTAGAGAAGGAACTGCTTTAAGTGTTTATCCAGTAAGAAGTCATCAACCAAGTGAAATGGGAAATGTTGAAGGAATCCTTAGTCACTTTCAGAGTATAAGAAAATACCCAAATGTAGGAGTTAGTGGTTCAAGTGGTTTTACATACGGAAGATATTGGTTTCTCAGAGATTATGCAATACCATCATACGGTTCCAATGAGGATGGATCAACTTTTCCCGAAGTAACAATAGCAGGAGTGCATGATGAACTAGCAGGACCAGGTGCGCGTATCTACCGTGCTGTTGAAGCACCAGGCCAAGGATCAATGGCATGGGAGTGGGCATGGTATACTGAAAGACTCTTAAATAAGCCGAGAGTTAAACATGATAATGCAAATCTAGACAACACAATAAGAGCAGTTCATCTTCCACACAATACGCTCTACGATCCTGATTTTCAAACAGAAGGAGAAGAAGGATCTTGGGTAAATCCTGGTTTTGAAGATTTTAAAGATCTTTTCTTGAATGTTGATGAGTATGCCAACTATCTTGCCTATCTGAAGAATGGCGGAACACCAATTCCCCGTGGGTTTAGTGCAGATGTTGGTCTTAGATACAATTATCCGCAAATTATTCCAAATTTAGATGAAATCTCTGATCATACAAAACTCATGGCACTAGGTCTTGTCAACCACGGTATTGATGGTGCTATGGTTGTTGGAATGAGTGATATTGATCACTATTGCCAAACAAAACTTAATGGGGTTTCAGGAGGTCAACTCTATAGACCATCAATTACCGCAGATATTGAACAGAGAAGATTTAAGTCTTTCCTGAATCAAAGAATTGAGAGAGCAAAAGAAGTTAGTGGTTCTTATCCAAAGCATCTCATATTCTCTCTGACAAAAAATGATGGCTCCACAAATCCATCTCAATTTCAGATGGAACGGTATCTCTATACTCCTAATACTACCCCAAATAGTTCAGACTATACTCAATACTCTACTTCCACAAAGAGTCCCTGCTATGACAATGCTGTGCCAACTGTATTTGAAGACACGGGAGATCCACAACAGGAAGACAAACTTGTTTCCTCTGGATATGGCATAACTCACCAAGATTATCTGTTGACTATAAACCTAGTTTCCAAGATACTTGAACTTGCTGCACAATGGAAAATAGAAAATCAACACAATATATCAATTGGTGTTGAAAATCTTTCAGACACATCTCTTGAGCCAAGAACATCATATACCATCACTGGTGGTGGCACAGGTGTAACTGTTGCGTTCAAGAATACATGGGGTGCTACACAATGGAACAGACCAAGTGAGTTTGGTGGATTTACAACACTCTCTGAACAAGAGACAATAGAATCAAAGGCTAAACTCAGACTTGAGTATATAAAGAGAGTTGAGCCTCTAGTTGATCGTGTAGAAACACTATATCCAAATGTATATGACTATCATACATTAACAGATAGCAATGATGAGAAATACAATTCATATCATCGCGAAAAGATGGATATGGCTCATCTTATGAAGACTGGACCTGTTAGTTTTGGTGGCAACATCTACTCTATAATGTCATATGGTCATGTTGGTTCGCTTGAAGGACCAACCTTTAACGATTTAGATCCAAAAACCACCAACGGCGGATCTACTATTGACTATGCTGATATAAACGAAGACAGCATTGATTGGGTTAGAACAGACTACCATGATATAACAACACTAAAAGTGAAGGGACAGGCAGTATGGACAAACCTTGATTATGCTTCAAGAGCGATGGAGATAACAGCATATACTGGAATAACAGCAAACAGACAAAAGGTTTACAAGTGGCTAGTGGCTTTTGGTGGAACAGGTGCTACCATAGATTGGGGAAATACACTAGATGTTCTAAACAAGATGAAAGACTTCTATAGTGGTCATCAAAATGCCATAAAGAGAGTCTGTTATAGATTTGGTGGTGAGACACTAGAAGAGCCACAGACACAAACAGGAAAACTTAAAATACTGCAACAAGGACTCTATCATCCTACTAACGGAAATGGAATAGTTCAGACTGTATCTGAAACAGGCAAGACTTATGACAATCTAGAGGTTCATGGTGCTAAGATACTCTATCTCAATAACGCGATGGGAATTGAAGCAAGAGTTCACTTCGACTTAAAAGATATTGGGGTGACAGGCTCTTCGGTTGTTCCAGATTATACTGTTGGCGAAGTAGTATTTGCAAATGGAGCAACTCCAGGTTCTGCAACAGATGCAGGAACCGTAAGATTCTGGTCTCTTGCATCAAAGTTGCTTGTAGTTAAACCATCAAAAGGTGGTTGGACGAGTGGTGGTATAACTGGAGATTCGTCTGGTGCTGGTTATGTTTTAAATACATCAAATTATGCGAAGGGAAATGGAAAGTATTTCTTTAATTCTTGGGGAACGTCAGGACGAGGAATTGGAACCGAACCATTTACGAATTTTATATCTGGAAATACTCTGACTGGTGCTATTGTAAATCAGTTTGCTTACACAGGAACAACCGCAGACTACCGAAGAGCAGCAACAACATTGTTTGAACAGAGATTCAAAAATCTATTTCAAACATACGATGGTGAAATACTCAAATTGCGTCCAGATGACCTTCCTCCATCGGCAACATTTGATGGTTATATCCTTCCAGATCCTGAGTTGATTCGGTATCCACAGGTTGGTAGTTTTCAGAATGCAAATGAACAACCTCTTATAGAGGCTTGTAAACTTGTAAACGGAATTGTATATGATGCCTGTAAGTTGGCTTGGCCGAATGCTAAGATAGGCTATTGGGGAGAATGTCAGGCTGATAGCGAACCATTTAATGATTACAATACAAGATGGGATGATTTCTTTTCCAATCCTGCTCTTGGTGCTGGTTTTACAGGAATATCTGGAGAATCTCTCACAGATAGCGGAGTTACTGGTTGGATAAATTATGTCGCTCCGAAACTCAAGTATATTTACGAAGATACTTGTGACTTTGTTGTTCCAAATTTCTATGCTCCCTATCAAGGAGAAACATGGGAAAATGCCGACAATGTTGATGTTCACTACAGACACATATCAAGTTTTTGGAATAGTCCAAGTGGAGACAAAGTTGTTAACTCTAGAACCAAGACCTACGCAGATGTAACTCTAAGACTCATCAAAAGAATGAATGAATTGCTTGTCGCTGATGACAAAGCAAGAAAAGAAGTGTATCCAACTATATGGAATCTACAATTAACAAGCAATCAGTTTGGAAATTTTAGTCCAGATAGTGTATATCAATGTGGTGAAGGCGGTCCTATCTACGGAATAACATCCGATAGATCACAATCATACTTCTCAAATAGAAAATTCATTGAACAAAATCTCGGAGTTTCTGGATCAACCTTTAACTTTAGAAATTTAAGCAGATTTCCCTTACCTGTTCAATGTGATTCCGGTAATGAAGTGAGAAGATTGCATCCAGAACTTTTCGATGCGAGTATAGACTTCTATTATCCAAGATATATCAAAAACTCACTAGAGTCTGGCATTGTTGATGGTTTCTATAATTGGAATATTGCAACAAATTATGATACTACATATGCTGCTCGTTCAAAGCAAGAGTTAATTGGAACTGCATCTGGTCAACAAAATCTCCTGAATATAGGAGATACTCCAGGATTCAAAAACGAGGTTGCAGTTCTTGCAATATATCTGAGAAGATTCATGCTTCACAATATTCTTGGATTGACAATGACAGGCATCACTTTCGGTGGTTACTTTGAAAATCCAAATGGATTCTCTGGCGCATCCGCTCTTGGGTTTTCGTTTGATACATGGGGACAGTATAATAACATCGGACATCCTGCGTCAAAATTCACTAGACACAAATATATGGATTATCTGCTCAAGGATTTCTGTGGCGAGTTTGCAAATAGAGCCATAAATGATGGACTAATATAACAGTAAAATCTACATATTATTATGATTAATGAAAAAACTGATAAATCTTTGTCTGAAGTATTCAACATGGAAGAGTCTCCAAAACAAGAGATTCTTCCTGTTAGTGAATCAAAGGCTATCTCAGTCAAGGTTGATGATGATAAGTTGACCTCGGATCTTGGTATAGACTACAAGACTGCCCGTGAGAACATTCGCGGTGCTGTAAGTCTAGGTTACGAGGCTCTTGAGGGAATTGTGCGGGTTGCCACCGAAGGTGAGCATCCCCGTGCCTATGAAGTTGTCACACAGATGATCAAGGCGGTTTCGGATGCAAACAAGGATCTACTTGAGTTGCACCACAAGATGCGTATCATCCGTAATGATAGCAACGAACCAAAGACTGTAAACAATACCATGAATTCGATATTTGTAGGCTCTACAAAGGACTTGCAGGATCTTATCAATCCAAAGCGCAGTTTTTCAAAAGCCGTTGATAATCTTAATGATCAGGGAATTGCGGTGAGCCGTGGCGAAGAAAACTGAATCCTACCTTGGTAACGACAATCTAAAGGCTGCTGGCATACAGGTAAACTTCACCGAAGATCAGGTGAAAGAGTATGTAAAATGCGCCAAAGATCCGATCTATTTCATAAAGAACTATATCAAGATCGTAAGCCTCGACAAAGGTCTTGTGCCATTTGAACTCTATGACTTTCAAGAGGACATGGTTCAGAAGGTTCATGACAACCGCTTCGTGATTGCAAAACTGCCTCGTCAGAGCGGTAAATCCACCACGATCACAGCCTATATTCTGCACTACATCCTGTTCAACCAGAACATGAATGTGGCTATCCTTGCGAACAAACTGTCAACCGCAAAGGAACTACTTCACCGACTCAAGAATGCCTACGAATACCTACCTCGTTGGCTACAGATGGGTGTCTTTGAGTGGAACAAGGCTTCAATCATCCTTGAAAATGGGTCGAAGGTCATAGCCTCGGCAACCTCGTCAAGTGCTGTTCGTGGTGGTTCGTTCAATTTTATCTTTCTTGACGAGTTTGCCTATGTTCCTCAGAATGTAGCAGAGGATTTCTTCTCGTCAGTCTATCCAACGATCTCGTCAGGTCAGGAGACAAAGGTAACTATTATCTCGACCCCCCACGGCATGAACATGTATTACAAATACTGGACAGATGCCGTAAATAAGAGAAATTCTTATATTCCCATTGAAGTCCATTGGTCAGATGTGCCTGGTCGCGATGAAAAGTGGAAGGCTCAGACGATTGCCAATACCTCGGAAGAGCAGTTCAGGACAGAATTTGAATGCGACTTTATCGGCTCTATCCATACCCTTATAGCCTCATCAAAACTAAAGACCCTTACCTTTCAAAATCCAATTTTTAAAAATGATTCAGGCTACAAAATTTATGAAATGCCTAAAGAGGGCAGAACCTATGTTATGTGCGTCGATGTTTCGCGTGGACAGGGGCAGGATTACCATGCTTTTACGATTATAGATGTAACCAAACCACCCTATCGTCTGGTGGCATCTTTCCGTAATAACATGCTTACCCCCCTGCTCTTTCCGACGATCATACACAATGCGGCAAAGCAGTTCAACAATGCCCATGTGCTTATTGAAATTAACGATGTCGGCGCACAGGTTGCCGATATTATGCACCATGAGTTGGAGTATGAAAATCTCCTGTCAGCCACTATCCGTGGTCGCAAGGGTCAGTCTCTAGACGGTGGCTTCGGTGGAGGAATTTCACAATTCGGTGTCAGAACCACCGATGCGGTAAAGCGTATTGGTTGCTCAATTCTAAAGTCACTCATTGAAGAGGACAAACTACAGGTTGAAGACTTTGATGTTGTTCGTGAGTTGTTTTCTTTTATCTCCAAGAAAAACTCGTATGAGGCTGAAGTTGGACACCATGACGATCTTGTAATGACTCTAGTCCTTTTCGGTTGGCTGTCAACCCAATCCTATTTCAAGGATCTTTCAGACCTTGACCTTAGACGCGACCTTTATGCTGAGAAGATGAAGCAATTAGAGGATGACATGACTCCATTTGGATTTATCGACAACGGACTCGAAAATAACGGAAGATTCCGCGATTCTACGGGAACCGTATGGGAAACCGAATATCGGGCTGGAAATGACTTTTCCTTCTGAGAGGGGGGAATTTATACATAAGAGAGCATCGAAATCCATTAGGAGAAGATAATGGCATCATTCAATATACCAGTTCAACTAAGTCCTGGTGTGAATGTCACGGAAATTGATCTTTCTGCAATTGTTCCTTCCGTAGCAACCACAACAGGCGCATTCGCAGGAAACTTCGAATGGGGTCCAGCAAATCAGGTAGTGACAGTTTCTAGTGAAAATGAGTTGGTTCAGACATTTGGAAAGCCATCAGCCACAGACTCGTCACGGGCTATTGATTTCTACTGTGCCTTAAACTTCCTATCATATGGTGCTAATCTCAGAATTGTTCGTTATGTCCCACCTAACAATGCTGCTAGTAAAGAGACTAATGCAAACAAATTAGGTTCAAGTGCTACAATTGTTAGAAATCGCGAAGAATGGGAAAACCTCACTAGCCTAAACACATCCACATCGAATACAATAATTGCCAAATATCCAGGTATTCTTGGAAATTCGATAAAAGTTGTTATCATGGATACAGATGCCGCTGAAGGATTTAGTTTAGGAAGTGCTGCTTCATATGGGGCGACTGTTCTAGACCTTGGTGCAACTTTCAATGGTGAAGTTGGAGATTCTGTAGTTTTTGGTCAGTTGGGAAATTATCAACAATTTACAGTCTCTGGTATTAGCGGAAATAATTCTGTTATTATCACTCCTCCAGTTGGATTTGCCATTCCAATCCAAACCCCATTAGACTCAAAAAGCAAATATAATCAGTTTTTCTTATATTCCCCAACAACAAGTGAAGATGTTGCTGCTGCTGGTGGTGCTAATGATGAATTGAACATTGTTGTAGTTGATCAAAATGGTGTATTTACAGGTCAGCGTGGTGGAATTCTTGAAACATTCTCAAATGTTTCAAAAGCAATAAACGCAAAAACAACAACAGGAGCATCAAACTATTTCTATGATGTAATTAATGATACATCAAGATACATTTGGGTTTCCAATGCACTCGCTGATTCTAGTAATATAGGTCCAAAAACCACAAGTTTTACTACTATCACTTCTTCAGGTCTAGGCTCAAGACCTGGTGTTATAGTCGCAAGTCTATCAGGTGCTACAGCAGGAACATCAAACGATAGTTATGCTTATCTGAATGGCTATTCAAAATTCGATGATAAAGAGACTGTCGATATATCTTTGATGATAACTGGCAGAGCAGATCAGGCACTTGCAAGAAATATTGTATCTATCTGTGAGGCTAGACAAGATTCTGTAGCCTTTGTCTCTCCAACGCTATCGACTGTTGTAAACAAGACAAATGTTGTTGCAACGGGTGATCTAAAGACCTACAGAAATACACTCAATGTCAACTCATCCTATGCATTCATGGACAGCGGTTGGAAATACATGTATGACAAGTATAACGACCGCTTTATATGGGTTCCACTAAATCCAGATGTTGCAGGACTCTGCGCCCGAACCGATGCACAGTTTGATTCTTGGTTCTCTCCCGCAGGATTTAATCGTGGACAGATCAAGGGCGTTGTAAAGTTGGCCTATAATCCAACAAAAGGCAACCGCGATGAGATCTATCCCGCAGGAATAAATCCTGTAGCGAATTTTCCAGGTGAAGGCGTAATCTTGTTTGGTGATAAGACCATGCAAGTAAAGGCTAGTGCCTTTGACCGTCTCAATGTTCGTCGCCTCTTTATTGTTCTTGAGAAGGCTATTGCACTTGCTGCAAAATTCCAACTCTTTGAACTTAATGATGCACAAACAAGATTGACATTCTTAAACCTAGTGGTTCCATTCCTCAGAAGCGTTCAGGCTCGTAGAGGTATTATCGACTTCAAGGTTGTGTGTGACGAAACAAACAATACTGGTCAGGTAATTGATAACAATCAGTTTGTCGCTGACATCTTTATCAAACCAGCCCGTTCAATCAACTATATTCAACTCAACTTCATTGCAACAAGAACTGACGCTTCGTTTGATATAACAGGAGCATAAGGAGCAGATAATGGCTAATGTGCCTACACAGTTAAGTCCAGGCGTAAATATCACAGAAATCGACCTTTCAGGTATTGTTCGTGAAACCGCTAATAATATCACAGGATTTGTCGGTCAATTTCGATGGGGTCCAGTAAGCGAAAGTTTACTCATTGATAGTGAGCGAAGACTTACTGACATCTTCTTAAATCCAACAAATAACTTGCCTGAGAAGATGCAAGATGATTTCTTTAATGCTGCAAACTTTTTTCGCTACAGCGATAAGTTAAAAATTGTTCGTGTGGTTCATGAAGATGCTCGTAACGCAAGAGCATCGCAACAGTCTGGAGCGCAACCTGAACAAATACTCATCCACAATGATGAAGAATTTTTTGCGAAGGCTGATCCAACAGGCATCGGTGCTAAGAATTATTCCGCAGTTCTACCAAATGCTAACTGGATTGCTCGTTATCCTGGCGATATTGGAAACTCTATTCAGGTTCGGGCAATCGGTGCAGGAACCTTTGTTCAAGGATCAGTAGATAATCCTGCTGGTGGCGGAGGCGGTCCCGGCGGTGGTGGCGGCGGCGGTCCCGGCGGTGGTGGCGGCGGCGGTCCCGGCGGTGGTGGCGGCGGCATTCCTCCAACATTTCCTAATTATAGTCTGCCATTGATAGCAAATGGACAATTGCTTGAAGGTGTTACCTATGCAGTTGTAACAATTCCACAAATAACCGAAATTGGATTTCCATTCTGGGGTATTGGTGCATATTCAGGACTATCTCTTGCAAGTCAGTTTATTGGACCTGGAGTGTCTTGGGGTCAGGCTGGCGGAAACACATTTGGTGTAAAATACCTATGTTTTTATCTAAAGGGAAGTTCATATTGCAATAATCAAAATACTTTCCCAATACCTGGTGGAAGTTATAGTTATATCGTTGGTTCTGATGCCGCAGACGGATTAAGTTATAGCCAATATTATCGTAACCGTTGGTTCTATGGAACTTTCGGAAATGGAGATGATGAAACCGATGGTTCGAATTGGACAGATTCAGGACCACTACTTGCAGCAAGAAACATGCTTGGATTAACACTTCAAGGCACTTTTGATGATGAAAATTACATCTGGCATCGTGATCATACTTTTGGAAAAGGATTCCACCAAGCATCTGGTGTTCATGGCATATTCTCAGGTGTTGCAAGCAAAGCAATGGTAAGACGCGACAGTCTTGGATTCATCAGTGGTGAGCAATTCGCAATATATCCAAGAGTTTGTAACATTGCATCAATTCATGAGGTTGGTAAGGCATACAGCAATGGTTGGTGGTTTGGTAATCCAGGCAATCTAGTGGGTTTTGGAAATGGAGAACAAGCACTATATGCTAAAAATCCTTGGTGTTTAGAAGTTACAAACACCTATGATGATCCCTGGCTGATGAAGCCATTTACCACAGTATCAAATCTTCATGAAGTTGATACTGGTCCAACTGTTCCCACTCTCTCGTTCCCATCGTTCATGGTTCTGCCATTTGATAATTCAACTGCGGCAGCAACCGAACCATACACAAATGAATTTGTTGTGAGTGGAAAAACTTACCGTGAAACTTCAACTATAAATGAAATTGCCTCAGCAGGACTTACAATAACAAGAACAGCAGATGCGTATAGAAATATAGGTCTTGGTAGAGTAGCATTCAGAGCAGGATCTACAGGTGCAGTTCCTGCAACAGATCTTGCATCAACTCCTCTGCGACCTGTTATTGATGCATTTTCAGGTATAACTGCTGCAAATAATAAAGGTATGTTGCTGTTGTTTGCTTTTGCACAACAAATCGTAGGAATGACTTCAGGTCTTCTCTCAACATGGCATGTTGGAATAACTACTAATAGTCCTTTTTATACTGGAAATAATCTTGGTATCGCACAGGGTATTCAAGTTCCTATAGCAAATGTAGATGGTAATAATCCAAACAACACTACTGTTGCTACTTCTACAAATATCCTTGCACCACTCGCTCCAACAGATAGTCATAATCAACTTATATTTGGATTTGAAGCAGAATTTGATGCATCATTTAAACAAGATATATCGACTTTTGATGCCGACAATGACCTAGGAGTTATAAACATAATTTCTGGCTTAACAATCGCCAATTATCCTTTTGCGTATTCTAGTGATCCAACCCCAGAATACGGTGGTCAAGCAATACCCATACTACAAAATGAAATACCATTGATCAAAGATCTTGTCATCAAAAAGCAGATAAGTCCATAAAACAGGAATAACGAATGTTCACAAAATCACCAACTACATCTCCATATGTCTCTGAACGCGGTGGAGCAAATGATGAAATCTCTATTGCAGTTATAGACAAAGATGGTAAAATCACTGGACAAAAAGGAACTGTTCTAGAAACCTTTGAACTGTTGTCTCTTGCTACCGACGCAAAGGCACTTGATGGTTCTGCAAATTATTACAAAGAAGTTATTAATAACCAATCCCGTTGGATATTTGCAGGAGCAGATCTGCCAGGAACAAGCGGTCCCATGACTGGCGATTCATCCATATCTTTTGGTTTGCTCACAATTGA